AGCTTTTTCGTTCTTTTTGATGAGGTCTATTATCTCCTGCATACCCTTTGCCCCTTTGAGGCTGGTATTCATTACGTCGATCTTTGTCGCTAAAGTGGTGAACTGCAAAATCAAACCTTCAAGTCCTGTCTTTAAAGTTTTGATCTGGCTCTCTACTCTGCCAACATCGACTACATCGGTGATAACTCCCTTACTTGCCACGTTTCTTGTTTAATGCGTCGACCTCTTTTTTGTGCCGACCTCTTATTTTTATAAACTCTAAAACTGTTGTATTTTCCGGATCAATCCTGTATCCCATAAATTTAGAAAGCTCCACAAGCATCTCATCAAAGTATCCCTCTGATACCTTTTTTCCATCATTGGATTTTAATAGGTTTTCATACTCTTTTATCCTGCTTTTTAACTCAAACTCATAAGATTTTAAACCCTTCTCTACCTTATCCAAATCGGAAACATCAAAGCCGCCACGCCTTAAAATGCCGGCGCACTCCGGCGAATCTTTGTAACGTAAAACATAGATTGAAAGCTGGTATGATAATAATTTGCCCTGCAATATCCCGATGTTCTTTGACAGGTCAACAAGTAGCTTTAGCACTTCGTCACCAGACAGCTCATAATATTCCATCAGCAAGGTTTCCCATGCTTCAACTATTTTTGCCTTTGAAGCGAACCCGTATTTTATTAACACGTGGTAACGCTCAAAGACCAAGCATTCTATAAATACTGAAAGTGGTGTTGACCTACACGAATGATAAATATTCGATTGGATTAACGCGCTTAGCTTCGTCACAATACGCATCCATGAAGGCATAAACACCCCGCGAAACCTCGTAAATAACGACGGTTGTCCGCTGGTTTTGTGCGTACCTTTTCGCGAGATGCTTTGTGTTTTCATACGTTTGCCGCTGCTTTGATAGCTGCATACAATTACAGCCCATTTATTTAAACTTTAAGCCTGTTTTATTCTCGATCTGCCTTGCAAAAACAGGATAAAATACTTCTTCATTGTAATATCGCTGTTGTCTATGCATGAGTCCCAAAACGTCATCCCCATACTTACTCAACAGCTCCGGTGCTTTGTCGTCACTTGCATTAAAAAGAATGTCGTAACCTGACAACTTAACATCGAACGATGAAATAAATGCACCTGTTAATATTAGGTCAGGGTTCCCAATTCCAGGTAATGGGTTTTGTAAATGCTTCGACGCCGCGTAATCTTTTGACCTATACTGTAACAGCCTATATCCTTCGCTATCGTAACCCGCTGATAACTGCTCCTGGTTTAGCATAATCATCTCATCTTTGGTTTGCGTTATCGCGGTCACGGCCTCTGTCGCCACATCAACCTCATTTAAAGTATTCAATAGCTCCGCTACTGTTGCCATTATTCTAACGTTTTTGCGATCTTATAAACCTCTTTTAGTTTTACCTTTGCTTTTGGCAAAGGTAGCCAGGTGTAGAAACCTTTAACATGTTCGTTCACAAAATCATTTTGATTCCTGAACGATAAGACGTGAGCCAGTGTGAAGCTGGCTCCGTCCATCGTGATAAATTTATCCATTACGTTGCAGTTACGGTTACTGTTATTGGTATTGCCTCAAAGCCATTGGCCGGTGCCCCCCCAATCCCTGCGGTATTTAATGCCACAGGATTTGCAAGTGTGATGGTGTGTTCCCCTACTGTTGCAGCCTCAAAGGTCAGCTTCCATCCTTTCACCCCTGGCACTTTAACAACTGCTGAAGGGGTGACGGGGACGCCTGCTTTTTTTACAACCCAAATCGGCACGGCTGCAATTTCATCCTCGTAGGTGTCATAAAGGTTGATAGCGTCGCAGGATGTTTTTGCGGCAATGGTCACGTTCAGCGCAACATTTTCCACTTCTGTCAGTAGTACATCTGTAATGCCTTTGAATGATGTCTCCACATCATCAGGCATTTTAATGTAGCTGATATTTTCGTTAAGCTCCGCAGGCTTTGCCAGCTTGAACTCAATCTCAAACATCGAAACATTGCTGCCGTCAGAGATTTTGAAAGGAGGTACATAGATGGAATCCAGTGTAAATCCCGTGAATCCGTCAGCGGTCATGGTCCCATAAATAACATCGGCGTCGTCAACAAATAGAACGCGCTTGTTCGTCTTGTTGAAGCTCCGTAGGTTTTTGTGGAGGCAAAGCCCGCCGGCTGTGATGTTAAAGCGCCAGTTGTATTTCCCGTCACGAACAAATATCGAACTACCGTAACCCATCGAAGCCATTGTAGCCTCTTCTGAATTGTCGGTAATCCCCTGGAAGCGGAAAATTGGGTAAACTCTCATTTTACCCTCAATCATAGTAAGCCCTTGTAGCTTTGTCTTAAAGGTAGCGGTTGTAAGGATGTCGCCGGCTTCAAATATTTGACCCTTGTCTATCAATATCGCACCCACTATTGGCCCAGGGGTGAGCGGGCAATCAGATAGGCCGGTGTTGCTTACAGCAGTCACACAACCTGGGTTATTCAGTGCATTCATAATTTTAACAAATTTGTGGTTTAACTCTTAATTTTAAATTTTTAATCTCAATAACGTCTAATCGGTCTGTGAATATTAACCCGCTGTTTCCATGTATCCCTTCTTTGCCCCAGTACACCCTGTCTATCTTTGTGTGCCTTATCAGGTCTGCCAGCGTTTCCCTAAACTTTTTGGACTTTGCTATCTGCTCCAAAAACTTTAAGTAAAGCGGATATAACGTTGGCTTGAATGTTTGCGCGTACCGTTCTGGCGCCGTCAGGTTCTGTAGTGTTTGTTGAGCTATCAAAAAATGAAGGTCAACATCTGCATAGGTTCCTAACTCTGAACCCTTGTCTTCAGGAAAATCCATCAACAAGGCAATTATAGGGAATGCGGTAACGCTTGCGCTTTTACTCATCAAAACAAGCTGCTCATTAATCTCAAGCGGATGACCGTAAATGTATTTGCATCCTACCTTGCTAACGATAGTATCAAACAAATCCACTATGTAAACCGGCTGCATCACAGGTTAAAGGTATTTATTTTATCAAAAGGGAATCTGCGTGCGGTGTCAAAGGTAGGGTAGTTGTCACTGTTGGCGTGCAGGTAATCCCACACCTCACGGCTCCGCTTTACCATGTCGTTCCATGCGTGGACGGTCTTATTTACGCCGTCCTGTATTATAGCGTTTTCAGATACCATCCTAACTTCGTTCATCGAAGTTGTTTCTGTGTATCTGTTACGCCAAAAGTGAAAGTAAACATACGCCGCCACCGGTGAAGGCGTGGCGTAAATCTGCTCACATAGTAATTCGATGTAATCAATTTCCGGCTTACCTTCATCTGGATTGATAGACTCCGGTGGGTACCATGCGATAACGTCAGTAGCTAACCCATCTATCAACAAAGTGAGATATTCACTTCCATAGCGGTAAATGAACCATTGCAGCTCTGCAAGGTTTGCAATAGCCGCAGGGCTTGTCCCTGTCAAACCTGGTATCATTAATTCGCCAACGAAATATGAATCATCTAACTTCATTTCTTTTTGGGTTTTGCTTCTTTAACGTATTCTGCCCAGCCTCTATCAATTATGTCACGTGCAGCCCATGCCTGTGCTTTTAGCACCTGGCCTTTCTCAAAGCCAGGTACTGTCTGCACGAATTTTATATCAACGTATTTCATTACTCTACGGCTGGTGTAGGTTTATCAATCATCGTTACGGCGGTCGAGAATGTTCCCTTTACAAAAGCGCCGGCATGGCTGGTCTTGATGTAGTGGGCTGCTCTCAGCTCTGCGATGATTGACACAAGGTTCATAGAAAAGTCGTTGCCGTCATATCCAACGCGGATGCTCATATCCTCGCGCACAACCAAATTAGATTTTTTAAAGTCACCGACTAAGAACGTCCCGGCGGTTACGCCTGCGTTTTCGATGACCTGAACGCCTTTAACACTTACTCCGTTGATCCCTAAATATGCAGGGAGTTCATATGCTCCGTTGTTCAGTTTGTTCATGTCAATTAACGCACTGTCGGCAGGGTTCAGGATGATAGCCGTAGGATTGAAATTCGCGGTCTGAATGATAGCGATAGCGGTACGCAAAACGTCCATCCGGTTTGCATTCTCAATGGTGTTAAAGAATAACGGATTTACAGACGATGTGACACTAAAAGCTGTTGCCCACTTCAATATCCCCCTCAGGTAAATAGTAGTGCCAGCGCCGTCCAATAGCTGATCTTCCAAAACCTCATTGATGGATTCTGTTAGCTCGTTACGGATGTGCGACTCCATGAAGGGAACGTCTGCCAGCATCTCTTCGGATACGCGGGTGTGAGCTGCAATCTTTTTCATTTCCTGGGTATTCACAGTCAACAAATAGTCAACCTTTGGCTTTGCAACACCCTCAGCAATGTTCGCCGGTGCGCCTTCTTTTAAGGTCATGTCTACATATTTGATGTAGTGGCTATCACTGGTTAGCGTGGTTACGAGGTTACGTAGGTATGGGTTTCTGTGTGTGGGTGTTCCCCAAACAGGGTCGACGGTGTTTAACCAGCCTTCACCATTCACAACCGATTGTGTCCCGGCGGTATTTGACGAGCCGACCATCATTGCACCGACTGCTTTGGTGTCTAATGTCACCATTCCGCCGCTGTTCTTTAATCCTTTGATAGTGTCAAGGTTTGCCTTGTAGCTATCCATGACCTGACCGGCGAACGACTTACGTTTGCCTGCGGTTTGGGTTTCTTTGATTTTCTTTAACTCCATGCCTTGTGTTTCCAAAGCGGCAGTTAATTCGGCTGTCTTTTCAGCAATGCCAGCTTCGAACTGATCTTGGGTTATCATGCCTTTTTTCATCTGCTCAAATTGATCTGCCACCTCTTTATTAACATGGTCGAGAAATTCCTTCTCGTTTTTTTCCAGTGTTTCCATAATTTTAAATTTTGAATGATTGAATTAATTTATTGTAATTGATCGGCTCCTGTTTGAGTGCTTGTGGCGGCTCATCCTTCCGGAGTGATAGTATCTTTTGAATCAGTTTCCTTGTCTGTGATTTGCTGGCCGGCGACATTGTTGTTAGGTCGTTTTCGATCTGCTGCATTAAGTCGGCATCATTCACCAATGATTTGAATCCTAAAAATGGCGTCCTTTCATTCATGCCAAAAGCCACCGCGCTGCCTTCGTACAACTTCACTTCTTTAACCATAAAGAAGTCGCCGTCCTCTATGTATTCCATCTTATCCCACACATAGCTAAACCCTATGCTATGCTGGTTTAGCGTGCCGCTGGCATACTGTTTTAACGCGCGGTTGCCGCTTGGCACGTCGTCAATGTCAGCCTCAAAGTATAGCCCTTTGTCAGTTTCCTCAAGGGCTGTGAACCTACCAATCGGATCTTTTTCATCGTGTCCCCATAGGAATAATATTTTTCTGTCGCTGTCGCTGTTAGGCCCATGCTCTGTTATACTTTTAGCAAAACATCCTTTCAGTAACATATCGCGCCCATCGTCAATATTGCCAAATGATGCCAGCATGCCAGACACTTTGCGCCCCGCTTCGTCAACGTCAATAGCTTTCTTTTTAAAGCTCTTATACCACAGTTGTGTTTCCATTGTAAAATGTTTTTCCGTTAAATATTGTCGGGTCGTAGTCTATCGCTGTGCGCCACTCCTCCAGCGTCACCACTCCCATCTCGTAGGCGACTTTCATACCTTCGTTTTTAATCTTTAATGCGGCCGCCACGTCTTTTTGTGACTGCTGAAATATATCTAAGTGATCGTAAAAAGCTTGAATGGTGAAGCTTGGATCGGGGTTGATAAAATCGTTAAGTCCCTCTGCAAACAGTTCAGCCTCCGGCATGATAGCATCTTGGTACAAAGATTTCTTTGCTTCGTTCATATTGCTGAACGTGGTGCCACCTTTGAACCCTAACAGGTGCATAGGATAATCGTAGTTATCTGCGATCTGCCTAACATCGTCCTCTATTTCCTCAAACAGCATCAGGTCTTTTGTCGGGAATGTCATGCTTTGCCATTTCAGCCCGGCGTTAGAAATGATTACCTGGAGCTGCCCACGTGTAACGCCATACTTTTTAAAGTCTTCCTGCAGGTCTTCCTTTTCCCCTGGCAGCAATGGGGTGGTGCCTATGCTGTCTTTCCCCTCGTTGGATAGTATCCCAATGGCGCCACGCCTTGTTATCAAAACGTTTCTTGCTTCATAGGACGCAATGATATTACTTACAGGGTCTTGCAATGATACCAACCTGGATTGCCCACTAATAAGGTTGTCGCTGTTTAACGAAATATCTTTGTGGTGAAAAATATCCTCTGTGTCTATCTGAACGCTGTATCCGTTGGTGTGTAGGTCATAATACTGAACAACATCATTTCGTGCCGTCGCGTTGAAATATATTTTGCCGGCTTTCGGTTCTATCATCCAGTTAGGGATTACCCAAAGCGCCTTTATCGTTTTCATGCCTTCTGGCCTCACGGCATAGATAAACACCTCACCAAACGTCTGCTCAAATATTTTCGCCTGCATTAAGAATGCCCTCCATGACTGCATGACGTTAGGGCGCCCCATCAACTTGTATAGCTCTTTCGTTCCAGCACCTTTTGGCTCGTTGCCGTCTTTGTCGAGTAGCCACCATTTTGCATTGATAAACGCTTTTGCTTTCCTGTTAACGATAGCGGCCACCGGTGGACATGAGTTGTAGGCTTTTGCTTGATTCTGAACTGTCGCAGTGGATGTAATAACGCGGCTGCCTGTCATCAGGTAGTTAACGTTGCTTAAATCGTAATATGCTGGTGCAGCGGGAGTGCCGAACATCGCCTTAACTTTATCTATGAAGGTTCTTTTAGTTGCCAGCGCCATATCATTAGTGTAAAAGGCAAAGGTTAAACTAAAAAAGTGTTAAGGTGTGATTTGTGTAATAGATTTTTTTTAGTTAATTCCTAACAAGGTGGGTATAAATTCCCATCCTGGCAGCGTCTAAAAGGTGGTCTGGCGTACTTTCGTCTGGCTTGTTGAGTGGCATCCCATCCACTACCTGCCACTTATATCTGTTGACTTCATAGATTAGATTAGATGATGTGACGGTGTAGTAAACCTTTAACCCTTGCAGCCTTAATATTCCATTTTTTACGCTCCCCTCGCCCTTCATCGCTGGCATGGCGTACAGCCCCAGCCGTCGCAGCTCCGCAATGTTTATGTTATCGTGGTCGCAGTAGATAGGCTCGCCGGTGATATGCCCGTGGTGCATCAGTAACTCTTTCACCACTCCCATCTCTACCCCTGGCGTGTAACTGCACTCTTGCAGGTATATTTCTTTTGTTGATTTGTTGATCCCGATTTTGATTAGTGCTGTCGGATCGTTGGTGTATCCAAAATCTAAACCCCAGATTATCGTTTCCAACTCCGGGAATTTTTCTATCGGCTGCCATCCCTTATAAATAAGCCCACGGATGTTCCCTGTTAAC